GACTTTAGGATTTGATAGTGATGGTAATTTAACAACAGTTGCAAACTTTTTACCTGCTGGTGGAGATAGTGCTGAATTTCAATATTCAACAACAACAAGTGATGCAGACCCTGGAGCAGGAAAATTTAGATTAAACAATGCAACAATATCTAGTGCAACTGAAATGTACATAGATGATTTAGAATACAATGGTACAGATGTTTCAGCATGGGTACAATCATGGGATGATGTTAGTGGTAATGATACTAACAGAGGAAGAATAAGAATTTCAAAAACAAATACTTTAGATACTTGGATGGTATTTAAAGTTACTGGTGCAGTTACAGATGCTAGTGGTTATACAAAAGTTTCTTTAGTTTATATTGATACTGCTGGTACTTTTGCTGATGATGATAGAGTATTTATTTCATTTACAGCTTCTGGAGAAGATGGTGCAATACCAGGATATTACTACAAATTTGATACAGGTACATCTGATACAGATCCTGGTGCTGGAGAAATAGCATTTAATAATGGTACATACGCATCTGCTACAGCAATCTATATAGATGATGCTGATCAAAATGGTGTAACTGTATCTACAGATATTTTAACTTGGGATGATTCAACATCTACTATTAGAGGAAATTTAATGATCTATGATATTAATGATAGATCAACTTATGCAAGATTTAATATAACTGGTGCTTCTACAGATGCTTCTGGTTATGTAAAATTAGCAGTTACTCATGTAGCAAGTAATAATACATTTAGTGCTGCTGACGAACTATCAGTACATTTTTCAAGATCAGGTAATAAAGGAGATACAGGTTCAACAGGTGCTACAGGATCAACTGGTTCAACAGGTGCAACAGGAGCAAGTGGAACTAACTCACAATTATCAATGACTTGGAGTTCATCAACTTCTGATGCTGACCCAGGTGCAGGTAAAATAGCTTTTAATAATGGTACGCTATCTAGTGTTTCAATTTTATATGTAGATGATGCAGATGACGCATCTGCAGATATATCTGGTTATGTGCAGTCTTGGGATGATGTAACAAACACAACAGCAAAAGGAATAGTAACTGTAACTAAAGAAGGCACACCATCTACTTATGCAACATTTAAAGTATCTGGTTCTGTTACAGACGCATCAGGATATACAAAAGTTCCAGTAACTCATATTGTTAGTTCAGGATCATTTTCAAATACAGATGGTGTTGGAGTACACTTTAGTTATTCTGGTAATGATGGTTCAGGAGATATGACTAGCTTTACATTAGCTGGTACTTCTGGATCAAATCAAACTATTACTAATGGTAACACATTGACAATCGCTGCTGGTAATGGCATAACAACAACTGGTGGATCATCTGATACAGTTACTGTAGCAGCTAATCCATCTCAAAATTCCTTTATATCAACTACAGGTAAAGCATTGGTATTAGGTTTTTAAATAGGAGAATAAAATGGCAAGTGAATTATTAAAAGTTTCGTTAAACGCAGGAGTAACAAACTCAGAAAGCGTTTTACTAAATGGAGTTAATGGTCATACTTACACTATTTTATCAATAGTCATTACTGAAACAGCAGGAGCTGCTGAAACAGTAGATGTTTATATTGATGATGGTGGTGGGGGAACTGATTATGAAATTTTATCTGATCAAGCTGTTGGAGCAAATGAAACTTTTGTTTTTAATGACAGAATTGTTTTAGAAGATGAAGATCATCTTTGTGCAGCAACTGCAAGTTCAGCTAATGTTGATATTACTGTAACTTATTTAGATCAAACGAGGTAGTTTTAAATGACAGGAATAATAAAAAATAATGAAGGCAGATCTTCTGGTCTTAAAAAAGCTGCTGCTGCAGTAGATGGTGTTAATTGGCAAACAGATTCAATTAAAACTTCTACATTTACAGCAACAAGTGGTGAAGGATATTTTGTTAATACTTCAGGTGGAGCAGTAACAGTTAATTTACCAGCAGGAAGTGCTGGAGCTATTGTAGGTTTAAAAGATTATTCTGGAACTTGGGATAGTAATGCAGTTACATTAAATCCAAATGGTTCAGATAAAATTGGAGGAGGTTCTGCTGTTGATCCTACTTTAGAAAGTGAAGGTGGAGCAGTAATTTTAGTTTATGTGGATGGCACTCAAGGTTGGCTTACAACAGCAGAATCAGTAACAACCAGTCCTAGTGGTGTAGAAAATTTTATAAGTGCAACAGGTGGAACTATTACAACTGTGTGTACTGATTATAAAGTTCATACATTTACATCACCTGGTACTTTTTGTGTTTCACAAATTGCTACTTGTTCTGCTAATAATGCAGTAGCTTATATGGTAGTTGCAGGTGGTGGTGGAAATGGAAACGCTGGAGGAGCAGGTGGAGCTGGAGGATTTAGAGAAGGTAGAACAGCTCCTATAACTCCATACACAGCTAGTCCATTAGTAGCTCCAGCAGGAATTACAGTTTCAGCAACAGGTTATCCAATTACAGTAGGAGCTGGTGGTGCAGCTCGAGGTTCTCCAGGAGGAGTAAATGGTCTTAATGGGTCAAATTCAATATTTTCAACTATAACATCAGCAGGTGGTGGTTATGGTGGTGGTAGACCTAATAATGGTGGTCCTGGAGGTTCAGGTGGTGGTGGTGGAGATTATGCACCAAGTGCAACAGGTGGAAATGGAAACACACCTCCTGTAAGTCCAGCTCAAGGAAATGATGGTGGTAATGGATCTCCTGGCGAAAATGGTGGTGGTGGTGGAGGTGCAACTGCTGCTGGAGGAGATGGAAATGGAAGTCCAGGAACAGGAGCATCTACTCAAATTACAGGAAGTGCAGTTACTTATGCGTCTGGAGGTGCTGGAGATGGAGGTGGTTCTGGTCCTTGTACACCAAGAGCAAATAAAGGGGATGGAAGTGCTAATGCAGATGAAGGTGCTGGTTCAGGTGTAGTAATAATAAGGTATAAATTTCAATAGGTAAATTATGGCACATTTTGCAAAAATAGGAATGAATGGAAAAGTACTTCAAGTAGTTGCTTTAGAAAATAATAAAATTTTAAATGCTGATGGTGTTGAAGATGAAACAGTAGGTCAACAATATTTACAACGACATAATAATTGGTCAGCCGAAATGTGGATTCAAACTTCATATAATACATATAATAATAAACATTCTTCAGGAGATAATTCTAAAGCGTTCAGAGGTAACTATGCTGGTATTGGACATATTTGGGATGAAGATAGAAATATTTTTTATCCAAAAAGACCTTATCCTTCTTGGGTTTTTGATGAATTAATAGCTAATTGGAAATCACCTATTGGTGATGCTCCAAATTTAACTGCTGAACAACAATCTGAAAATGATGCAGGAAGTCATAAATGGGTTTATGATTGGAATGAAGATAATCAAACTTGGGATATTACAAACTTATTAGAATAATTTTTTATGGGTGGTGGTGTAAATAAAAAAATACTTTCTGAAATATCTTTAATATATGGTGATGTTTCAATGCCAAAAGGTTTTGAAATAGATAGAGATAAATTATCTAAACAAATATTAGAAACTAATATTAAAAATTGTATTTTTCCTTTTTCAAGAAATTGGGATATGCTTAATACATATATAACTGATCATGTTAATGTAGAGTATAATATTAATTTAATTAATAAAGGAACATGGGGAGATATGTATAAACCTAAAGAAGTTTCAATACCTTTATTAAATATAGATCCATTAGATCTTAGACATTCTCCTGATTATACTTGTTTGTATGGCGTTAAAGTAAATAATTGTAATGTTAGAATACATTATGAAGACAATAGACGCAAAGGTAAATCTTGGGATATGCCTTTAACAAATAATAAATTTATTATATTTCCTTCTACTTGTATGTATTACTTAACTAACAAACAAAAAGATTCATTAAACTTTGTGCAAACGATAACTTATGAATTTATCTAATTATTATTGGTATTTTAAATCTGCATTGACACCTAGATTTTGTGATAATGTTATAGAATATGGATTATCACAAGCTGAAGTTATGGCTAGAACTGGTGGTTATGGTGATAGAAAACTTTCTAAACAAGAAGTAAAAGACATGAAAAGGAAAAGAAATTCTGATCTTGTCTGGCTTAATGATACTTGGATATATAGAGAATTACATCCATTTGTACATGAAGCTAATAAAAATGCAGGTTGGAATTTTGATTGGGAAAGATCAGAGTCTTGTCAATTTACAAAATATAAATTAAATCAATATTATGATTGGCATTGTGATAGTTGGGATAAACCTTACGATAAACCCAAGACACCAGATCATGGCAAAATAAGAAAACTATCTATGACTTGTCAGCTTACTGATGGTTCAGAATATAAAGGTGGTGAACTAGAATTTGATTTTAGAAATTATGATCCACACATTAGAGATGAATTAAAACATAAAATACAATGTAAAGAAATATTGCCTAAAGGTTCAATAATTATATTTCCTAGTTTTGTATGGCACAGAGTGAAACCAATAACATCAGGTACAAGATATAGTCTTGTAGTTTGGCATTTAGGATTACCTTTTAAATAATATGTATATAAATAATTATTTTAGCACAACTATTTGGTCAGAATACAAACCTGAGTTTGTTAAGTCATTAAATAAAGCTAGTAATAAATATATAAAAGAAGCTAAGAATAGAGAAAAAAAATTTATAAAAAAACATGGTGATTTTGGTAAATCATATCATTCATCACCATTAACATTAGATAATAATTTTTTAGATTTTAAAAATTACATTGGTCAAAAATCTTGGGAGTATTTAGATCACCAAGGTTATAATATGACAGAATATCAAACTATGTTTAATGAATTATGGGTACAAGAATTTTCTAAAAAAGGTGGTGGTCATCACTCTGCACACATACATTGGAATCAACATGTATCAGGTTTTTATTTTTTAAAATGTAGTGATAAAACATCATACCCAATATTTCATGAACCAAGAACTGGAGCTAGAGCTACTAAATTAAAAATGAAACCAAACATAAAAGGTATTTGGGGTGGTACAGAACTAATACATTTTAAACCTAAACCAGGTACATTAATTATATTTCCTGGTTATTTAGAACATGAGTATGCAGTAGATCATGGAATAGAACCATTTAGATTTATACATTGGAATATACAAGCTGTGCCAATAGGAATGGCTAAAGATGTTTAAAGTTATAGATAATTTTTTAGATAAAAAAACTTTTAAAAAAATACAAGAAGGTATTTTAGATAATGAAAGTTTCCCTTGGTATTTTGGTCCTGTTTTAGATTATGTTGGTGAAAAAGGTTTTGATAAAAGCCAATTTGTTCACATATTTTATAATAACAATAGTCCTAATTCTAAAAATCTTGAGTTATTATTACCTATTATAAAAAAATTACAATGTATTTCATTGGTAAGAATTAAAGCAAATAGTAATTATTATACTAATAAAATTATAGAGGGAACATATCATATTGATAATAAACATAAAGAAACTACAACTGCTATATATTATCTAAATACAAATGATGGTTACACAAAATTTAAAATAAATAAAAAAAAAATATATTCTGTTGAAAATAGAATGGTTATTTTTAATACAGATACAGAACATTTAGGAACTACCACTACAAACGCAAAAAGGAGAGTAGTTTTAAATTTTAATTATTTTTAATATGAGTTTTAAAAAAAATAAATACACAGTTATTCGTCAAGCAATATCAAAAGATTTAGCAACTTTTATTGCAAATTATTTTTGTATGCAAAAACAAGTTTATGATACTTGTAGAGCTGCCAAATACTTTTCACCATTTGAAAAAATAATTGGATATTACGAAACTAAACAAGATCAAATTCCAAATACTTATGCTTCGTATGCTAATATTGCTACAGAAACTTTATTACTTAAATGTCAACCTATTATGGAAAAAACAACAGGATTTAAATTAAATCCTTCTTATAGTTATGCAAGAATTTATAAAAAAGGTGATGAACTAAAAAGACACAAAGATAGATTTAGTTGTGAAATATCAACTACTATGTTTCTTGGTGGTGATAAGTGGTCAATTTATTTAAGTCCAAATGAAAATGTTGGAATACCTGATGGTAAAAAAATTACAACAAAAAGTAAAGCTAAAGGAATTAAAATAGATTTAGAAGCTGGAGATATGTTAGTTTATTCAGGTTGTGAATTAGAACATTGGAGAAATAAATTTAAAGGTAAAGAATCTATACAGGTATTCTTACACTACAATAATAAAAAAACACCTAAATCACATAAAAATATTTTTGATCGTAGACCTCATTTAGGACTTCCCAGTTGGTTTAAAAAATGATAATAAAAAAATGGGATGGATAAGCACCACCTTATTCATCCTTAAATATTAATATTATATGTTATGAAATTTGTTTTAATTATGCAGTTATGTTCAGCTTTATCAGGCACTTGTGAAGAGCCATATAGTCCTGCTATAAAATTTGGAACTTTTTATGATTGTGGTATAAGTGGTTATAGTATTGCTGGTTCTACAATAAAAAAAATGAATGTAGATAAAGTAAATAAAAATAAATTATATGTAAGATTTGGATGTATTGAAAAAAATGTAGAGGAAGAAGATGCCTAGAAAAAAAATTATGACAGCAAAAGAATTAACAAGTCAAATGACAGGCATGAGATTATCAAAGCATGAAGCTGTTTGTGCAGAAAGAATGAAAACATTATTTAAAGCAATAGATGAAATGAGAATAGAAATTAAACAACTAAGAACAGATGTAAGTAAAGGAAAAGGTGCTATTAACTTATTAATTATTCTTGGGGGTTTTGTAGGAGTCTTATTTGGCTTCTTCAAGTGGAATGGCTAGAAGAAAAAAAGCTGTTGCTGGTTTAACTTCTGAACTTGCAGCACAGCTTGACTTTGCTAAAGACCCTAATATACTTGTATTTACTCCACTTGGAGGATTAGGACCTATTGACATTGTTACTTTAAATATGTCTACTTGTGAGTATACTGCGTATGATGTTAAAAGTAAAAATTATAGAAAAAAAGATCACACACCTAGTGATGGCTATAAGAGAAAAACTAAAGGATCTCTTATTAACAGGCAAACTACTTCTGAACAAAAAAAATTAAAGGTAAAAATTATTTATGCAACTATCTAAACATTTTAAATTAGAAGAATTTACTAAATCAATGACAGCAACTCGTAAAGGTATAGATAATACACCTGGAGCTGGTGATATAAAAAACCTTGAGAATGTTTGCTATGAAATATTAGAACCAGTACGAGCTAAGTTTGACAAACCTATAACTGTAACATCAGGATATAGATCAGAGGAATTATGTGAAGCTATAGGTTCAAAGAAAACTTCACAACACGCAAAAGGTCAGGCAGTAGATTTTGAAATTGCTGGTGTACCTAACATTCAAGTAGCTTATTGGTTACAAAACAATGTAGACTTTGATCAATTAATATTAGAGTTTTATAATCCAGATGATCCTGCTGGTGGTTGGGTTCATGTATCTTACAATGAAAAAGGATCTAATAGAAAACAAGTTCTTACTTATGATGGTAAAAAATATGACAATGGTTTACCTGATATGAAGTGGAAGGATGGAAAGGTGGTACAATAATGTGGTTGAATTTATTATCATTAGGTGTAAAGACAGGAGCTAGAATATATCAGAACAAGCAACGAACTAAACAGTTGATGTCAGATGCTCAGATGCTTCATGCTGAGAAAATGGCGAAAGGTGAAATTGAATATAAAGCGAAAGTTATTGAGAGCAATGATAATGGTTGGAAGGATGAGTTTGTCCTCATTCTTATATCCCTTCCTATTTTGTTATTGGCTTATTCTGTGTTCTCTGACGATCCTGACATTCGTGCAAAGCTAGATTTATTCTTTGAATATTTTAAGAACCTTCCCTACTGGTATCAAGCAATTTTTATAGGAGTAATTTCTGCTATCTATGGTCTTAAAGGTGCTGACATAATGAGAAAGAAATGACACTAGCTGCATTTGATCCAAGACTAATTGAGCAATACGAAGATCCAAGATATTTAATCCATTTTCAATGGAGAGATAATACTAAAGTTTATAGATACGCATTAGTTGATATTATAAAACAAAAAGATATTGAACCAACTTGCAAACAAAAACAAGATGAAATAGGATTAAGTCAAAAAGATATATGGTTAAAAAAATATTCGTACAACAATATGGTAGAAAAGTAACACATCTATCACAGCAAAAAGGCAAGTATGGCAAGAGTAAAGTTCGATATAAACAAAACTCCTCACGAAAGAATACCAAAAAAAACTAGCATTGGTAGACGACCAAAAATGTCTAGCATGAATAAGCATAAGAAGCGTTCATTTAAACCTTACAATTCACAAGGAAAATGATATACAAACTTTGGAGGATATTGTTATGGAAAAGATTATTGACACAATAAAACACTTCTGGACAGACCATAAGGTTATTGCAGGTGTTGTTATATTAGTTGTTGTAATAGCAACTATTTTATAATGAAGGTAAGCGAAAATACTTCAGTTGCTATGCCAATCAAAAATATGATTGGTATTGTTGTAGCTGTAGCTATGGGTATATTTGCTTACACAGAACTAACTTCTAGGTTGACTTCGTTGGAGACTTCAAGAGAATTATTTAGTAGTGATTTGCTTAAAAAGTCTGAGCAAGTTCCTACTGACCAAGAACAGTTTATGTTGCTTGAACACATGGCTAGTCAAATTGAAGAGTTAGAAAAAGAAATGCAAGGCATGAGAAATAACACAGTTAATCTTAATAGAGCTATGGAAGATATAAAAAATATAGAAGTAAACATAGAAAATATGAAAGATAAAATTAGAAATAATGGTAGTCATCCATGATGGAAAAAATATTAACATTATTAGTAGGACTTTTAATTGCTTTAGGTGGTTGGAGTTTATCCAGAACTTTTGAATTATCTACTAATCAAGCAATTCTTGAAACTAAAGTTGAACAATTAGAAATGCAAATAAGACTTACAGAAGAAAAAATGTCTGAAATGTTTGATATGGATGAAGAAATTATGAAACAACACGAACTATTATTTAAAAAATTAGAAAACACTAATACAGGATATAATTATAATTAATGATATTAAGTATTTTATATGTATGTTTAATTTATTTATCTATAATTTGCTTACTTATAAAATGGAATAACGAGAATGTAAAATGATAGAAACAGTTTTTGCTTTACTTTTAATAATTGATAACGAGATTAAAGAACATAGAATACAAGAAAGTTTATCTCAATGTTTAAAAGCTAAACGATATGCTATGAGAGATAAAGGTTCTGAAGATAGAGTTACTTATCAATGTATTAAATCAAAAGCTAATATAGAAATCTATATGGGAGAGAAGAAAATAACTTCTTTAATATTAGAATGAGTATAAATTATAGAGGTGAAACATTTGCAGGTTACAACAAACCAAAGAAAGCTAGAACTAAAACTAAAAAGTTTGCAGTATTAGCAAAGTCAGGCAATAAGGTAAAGCTCATTAGATATGGGGATGCCAACATGACTATTAAAAAATCTAATCCAGCTAGAAGAAAATCCTTTCGTGCTAGACATAGATGTGCTACTGCAACTAACAAATTAAGTGCAAGATATTGGAGCTGCAAAAAATGGTAGACAAATTATTATTAAAATTTTTTGGTTGGATAGATAGTTTAAATGAAAAAATAAATAATCTATTAACCTTTAAGTTTTGTAGCTGTAAAAAAAATGCAAAGAAAAAAAACTTGGAATAAAAATAAAAACAGAGAGTTTGTCTGTGGTTATTGCGATTGGTGTAAAAAAGAACTATTGAATACTATGGGTGGATGGATTATAAATGCAGAACACAAACACTTTTGCCATAATGGTAGAGATGAATTGTGCTTTGATAAATATATAAATTTTAAAAAGGAGACTAATGAAAAAAGGTTAT